GACAAGTGAATGAAATCATGCGGAAATGTACCTGTTGTAAACCGCAACAGGTACACGTGAGAAAGACATGTTGAAAGCAGTAAGATTGGCTAAGAATGACACCGTGCTAACGGTGAACACCAGCGTGAAATCAGTGTTGCTCGTGGCAGAACCGATGGACATGCCAAAGGACGTGCCGGCAGCTGTATTGGATTTCAACGCTGACCCTGTGGTTGGTGCGCCAACAGTTAAGGTGGCGACACCAGAGCTCCAACCAAATCTGGTACTGAACAAATACGTGCCAGGTGGAAGACTGACAGTGATGGTTGTCGCAGTGACAGCCGTGCCAGTCACAATTTGTGGCCCCGTAATGTCAGTCGTGTCCACCCCCAATCCCAGAGATACACCAGCAACAAGGTTGGTGGTATTGGAAAACGTTTGGGTGGTGAACAACGCCTGCTGTGGCTCAATGAGTTCGACCTCATACTCAACAATGAGGTCGTATACAGGTAATGCAGCACTAATGGTTCCATTGGATATGGAATCCGACATAACAATAACCTGACCCAGGTCAATGAGTTTGTTGTCGGACGCCACGTGGGTGCCAGTAAAACGAAACTGGTTGTCACACTTGACAGAGACCCCGGCTGCTTGCCAGGGCATACTCTCAGCATGCGTGGAAAGAGCATAGAACTCCTGCCTGTTGCCGGGGGAAGCGTCCGAGGAGTCAAAGTCGAAGCCAATTCCTATACGGCCATTAAAGGCTGTAGAAAGGAGAGGCACAATCGAAACATGGAGACGCCTAAATCGGTACTTTTCATAGTTCACGGCAACTGAAGACAGCCACGGGAAAATGCTAGAGATGCCTGGATTGGCCCGAAAGCCAACCGCCCGGTATGCGGTAACATTGGAAGTGGGACTACCAGATAGAATCGACCCAATCAATTCAGAGTGGGCGATCACAACCCCGTCTGACCGATTGGTCATACGGGGTTTCGATTTCTTGGTTATATTATGGGACACGGCGACAGGGGCCATGGTGGTAGTACCACCAATGGCCACCCCACCGCCACGCTTGAACTGGGAACCATTATTGGAGCGCTGAGACGTGGTCATACTCATGTTTGGAACCTTGATTTTCCTGGTGACAGCCAATAATTTAGGTAATGCGTCCTTAAGGTGCTCGTGCAAGATCTTAACAGTAACGTTACGACCAGTTCTGAGCAAGTCGTTAACGACGTTGGTGGCGAATGTCACGGCGTGTGCTTTCTCAGCTTTACCTAATCCAGGCACAATTTTGTCAATCACAAAGTGAACGACCTTAGTAATAGCTTGATCCTTGGTGTATTTGACACCAAGTGCTTGAGCTCCTGCGCCTATTCTGGATAGTGTAGCGGGTGTATAGTTTCCGACTTTAATGATAGACATTTGTCATATGTTTGTATGGGATCCTCCAACATAGGAGGACTGTTCACTTGGGTTCCAATGGTGGACGGTGCAGTCTCTTGGCATCTATATCAGCCCATCAAATTGGTTTTGGTCCATTAACCCAAGCCCCATGGATAAAGGGGGGATTTAACGCGGTAACCTTCTTCCGCGAACACAACACTCACACACAGTCCTCCGGCTCCACGAATATCCGTCGTGGGGCGAAGGGAACAGTTAACAAGTTAGTAGTGGACAACGACAAATTGTCGTAGTACTTCTCCAGCTCCACCTGTTCATCAGGCGTCACACCCCAGGCGTAGTAAAAACTAGACCTCGATTCGGGTGAGGGCTCACGGGCAACTCTTTTGCCATGCAGGCCAGTCTGGCGCATAAACCAAGGGAGGACATCGTCAACCCCATCAAGGGTGCGATGTTGTTTCCTCCACTTGGAGTACCACGTTTTACTGCCGCCACGCTGGTACATGGAGTAGAAGCTGTTAAAAACAGGCATCCCTCCAGCCAGGGCGATCCCGCCTTTACCTACCGCATCCAACCAAGCAGGATATGTGGGAAAATAATCGGTATTTTTAAGGTACACGCTGTCTTTCGACAGAGCGGTGAAAGGGTTGCGGCACATCGTGTACCGGGCACCATCGAACACTGGACGACACTGGCAGAACTCAATCTCCTCCAAGGAGTAAGACGGAGGTTCAATGGCCATGTTGAAGCCCAACTCGAGGAACCACTCAAACAACCCATCACTAAACCGCGCAAGGTCACGTTGCTCCATGAAGACCACGCAATCATCGCCAGTATTGGCGAGCTGCAAGTCCACTTTCTTATGAATAGCGTAGGCCTTGATCATAGTGCACATAAGAACACAATTCCCAAGGGATGTGTTCATGTCACCACTCATACGCGTGCCCTCTATACTGTATGCCAGCTCCCCATCGGGGGTCCGGCCCACACACCTGTTCACCTCCTGCATTTTTAGGATGTTCGCCAATTTCCGTTTGTGCTTGCCATGGAAGCAACTCAGATAAACCGAGTGCTCAAAACGCAGGGCGTCCAATGACACATGCTGGTCAAAACGCGAAGCGTCGAGACCCACAGCCACGGGCTTGTTGAACATTTCCCATTTTTCCTGGATGACAGCCGCAGTGCGGTCTGTATCCATGCCTTTCATAACGGTGACGTGACCAAACATAGCGCCCAAGCTCTTGAATATACGTTCCTCAATAGGTTTGAGGTATCTACCAAGGGCGATGTTAAATTTCGGGTCACGGGGGGATATAACACGGGGTACGGGATCCAATTTCGTGGTTCGGTCGGTTTTCTCAAACTTGACAAACACCGATACTGAGCTGTCCCTCTCTAAGTCAAGGCCATCCAACCTTATACTATCGAGAGCATTCTGGTACAGTTGCCTCTTGCGGCTGGGGGTGCCATCAACAAACTGCTGATGGCTCACCGGAGCGGTCGAGGGAAGGAACCTTCTCAGAATGCCGGCAGCACACTCCATGCGCCGGGAAAACAGCCCTGCAGCGGGCCTTGGAGGCGGCACGAATTTGACGGGCGACTTCTTGTCAAGATTCTTGACAAAAAACACCCGCTCTTTGACCGCACGCTCCAAAGTGTCAATGTCGTTGTTGAATGGGACGATGGTGATGTTCGGAGAAACATCATTGATGCGCATGCATCGCCTGTCTTTTGGTGATCCCAACAACCTAGTCACCCGCAGTTGGCCATTGATGGGAGCCTGACTAGTAAGGCATCCCTGGCCAGTGATGATTGTTGGGCACCCCTATGCTCCAGGATTCGCCCAATGGGCGATCCTGGAGAACAAGGATTCTCCACCTATTCTAGCAGTGATAGCATTATCACCATGGAACACGAATTTGCAGTTGTTCCACGCCATCGTAGGAATAAATGAAAGGAAGGTAGCTCGGTCTATAGCGTTAACCTTATCACAGGTACGCAGATCCTTGAACTCCGGTTCCTCCAACAACTTGGTCACCCACTTGCGGACAACCAAAATGTTGGCTTCGTTCACTGCACGTGCACCGAAT